AAAGTAGCTGCTGCAGCTTTGGCTGCAACAATTCAATTTGAAGGTATGGAAAGTCCTGTTGAATTAATAGGAACAAATGAAAAATATAGTCTTAAAAAAGTTTTGCATCCTAACACAAAAAAGGCTCCTTTAAAAAGAAACGATCAGAAAATATATGAGATACTAGGTTTTCCAAAACAGACAGATGATGATGGTAATATTGTTTATCTAGAAAGACCAAAAACTATTTTAAATAAAGAAGTTCAAGAAGCCTTAAATAAAAAAGGAATTGATGTAGGTAATGTAGACGGTATAATAGGTAAAAATACAATTTCTGGGATTAAAAGATTTCAAAAAATAAAAGGCTTAAATGTAACAGGGAAGCTAGACCCTGAAACCTATAAAAAATTAAATATAGAATATAGAGAGTTAGATCATGTAGGACAGCCAATAGCTATGCATGTTGTTAAAAACCCTCCTGAACATATACCTCCAGATAAAGCAGAAGAAATATTTGATATTAGATATAATGATCATTACAAAAGCATAAAAATGGGTAATGTAGGAGATAAAAAGTTTGCTACCTATAGAGGTAGAGGCCCTATTCAAATTACAGGTATGGATACATATAGAAAAGTAGGAGATGCTATAGGTGTTGATCTTATTAAGAATCCTGATCTCTTAGCAACAAATAATGCCGTATCAAAAGCTGCAGTAAAAGCTTACTTAAAAATGAAAGGCTTTTCAAATTACAGTACACCAGAAGAAATGCTAAAAAGTATAAATCCTGGTGAAAAAAATATTGTTGAGAAAAGATTTCCAACTTATGAAAAATATTTGAAAGAAATAAATTAATGTTTGGATTACCGCTAGAACTAATCACAATGCTCTTCTCCACTATACTAGGTGGAGTCATGTCTATCTGGGGTCAGTCAATGAAGAACCGCCAGATGCAACAAGAGATGTTGATGCAACGTGCAGAGTTCAATCGTAGTGCTGTAGCTGATGCAAGAGATGCAGGTAAGAATGACAAGCACTTTGCATGGACACGTAGGCTTATAGCTTTATCTGCTGTATTTTCTATAATCGTATTGCCTAAATTAGTAGCTGTGTGGTATCCTGAAGTTAGTGTTTATGTAGGATACACTGAGGCTACTGGCGGTTTCTTTAGCTGGATGTTTGGACCAGACGAAGCTATTAAATGGAAAATGGCTCAGGGATTTGTAATCACACCACTAGATACACACATCGTATCAGCCATAGTAGGACTATACTTTGGCGCAGGGTTTACTAAATAGGATATAATAACATGGCATCATTTCTTGAAGCACCAATAGCAGGACAGTCTCTGACAGATGAACCTAAGAACTGGCCTTGGGAAAATCCACCTGAGATGGTTGATCCTGATGAAGTAACTAAATATTACATCAATAGATTAGCTAATGAAGAGGTTATGGATGATCTGTCCGTACTCTTTGGTGGTGACATGCCTGTAGCTCCGTTTGTTAAAACGCTAATGACTACAGGTGTTATGAACGGACTGCACAGTGTGGATGTAAGCTTGATTGTAGCTCCTGTCATACACGAGTTTATTAAAGCATCGATGACTACATATGGCATAGAAGTAAGAGATGACATAGAAGACCCTGAAGAGGCACTCAAAGATCGTGAGAAAAAACGTTTGTCACTAGCTATAGAACTAGCAGTAGCTGACGCTAAAGGTAAAGAAGGTGATGTAGGTCTGGACTTGTTGAAGACATTACAAGGTACTCTGGAAGAAGAAACAGACGATGTGCCACAGGAAGAAATGGAAGATGAAATGGAAGTAAGCGAAATGGCTGAACCCCAAGGCTTGATGGCAAGAGGAGCTTAGAATATGGGATTTGATTGGAGAGCATTCGCTGAAGGGTTTGCTGAAACAGCAGCAGAGAACATAAAAGAAAAAGGTAAAGAAGCTCGTAAATACAGATTAGAACAAGAGCAGTTAGCTAAAGATAACATTATGAAGATCTCTAGGCGTAACTCTGTAGTCAACGAGGTGCTAGGTCTTACTAACTACTTAGAGGATCAAGGTGTAAGTACTGCACAAATGCAAGCTGCAATAGCAAGTGGACCTCAAGCTATACAAGATTTGTCTACTAAAGTTAGAACAGCAGTTGAGGCTAATGGCGGTAGGAAGCTGAGTGATACTGAAGTAGACATGATCATAAAACTACCAGAGGGTTTTCAAGCCCTTGATATGGACATGGATCAGTACGTAAGAAAAACGTATGGCCTTGGTTTAGAAACAAAAGGTGCTACTGCAGAAAAACCAGACATAGGTTTCTTTGATAGACTTACTGGTGAAGCAGCTATGATGAGTTCTAAGTACAAGCTTGGTAGTGATATTATCTATGATGGATATACTGCTGAAGATATAAATATGTTAGCACGACAGCAAGAGTATGAAGCAATACAGCCATCTACTTACGCAGTGATAGCAGACATGAAACGCTACGACTTAAAAGCTAAGAAGTTTGTAAGTGATAGTATAGATAACTTTATTGCAGATAAAATAAGAATTGATAAAGTTTATGAAAAGGCTGTAGATGACTTAGCAAAACTTGCTGCAAGAGGCAGGTTAACTGTAAACAAAGAAACAGGATTAACTATACTTGAACAAGAGGCTAAAGACAATCCTGATGATAAGATTCTTCAAAATGAATTAACAAACTATATAGCATCAAAGACTAAAGTAAGATCTGTTGAAATGCCTATTTATAAAGATGTATATGATGAAACTATTGATACATATGGTATATCAGCATTTGAAGACTTAGAAGATAGTATGAAAGCCAACGTAGGTGAAGAGTATGTAGAGCAAATGCGTGAATTGCTTGGCTTGCAAAAAAGTGATGCAGATACAGATAGTTCTGTTGATGCGGCAACTATAGAGGCATTAGGAGAAGTGCCTACAACTAAGAAAATATTTGAGGACATTGAGTTTACTGTAACAAAGTCTGATTCAGAAGGTAATCCTCTTGAAGTTATAACTGATGGTGGCAATACTTACACACCAGAGAGTGAAGGGTGGGATGTACTAGTACAGCATCTAAACAAGAAAGAAACACCTGTAGGTCCAGTAGAAAAGCAAGTCCTCAAAACATTAAACCTAGAAGAGATAGACATTACAGAGAATGTAGCAATCAGTGAACTTAAAACAGAAGATCCTGTAGAAAAAATGTTGGAGCTAGAGCCTCCTAAGACTGATGTTAAAATAGAAGCCCCAACTGAAACTGCAGAAGAAATGGGTATCCGTAAAGCTGCGCTGTACATGGATAGAGATAGAGTTACCTTTGAAGAGTGGGAAGAGATGGGTCCAAACGCTAGGAAGCTACTTGGTCTACCCACATCTAAGGTTGGTGCACAGAACGCTACAGAGAATGGCTTCATAGAATTACCTAAAGGTAGAGTAAAGCGTGAGACTATTGCTGCACGTATGGCAGAGCTAGAGCCAGGATCTAAAAAGGTATTAAGCTTAAGAGATAAACTAAAGAGACTCTTCCCCAGAACTACCGATGAAGAAATAGAAAAAGGTATGGATACAGGTGCTATTACAGAGTTAGATATATCTGTGATGGCTGACTTTGGTGAAGACATATTTAAGTATATGCAAGAGCAAGGTCTGGATGAAGACTCAGAAGCCTTTGACATTATGAGAGCACTTAGTGAGTGGGCAGATGCAAACAATAAGAGACTGCCATACAACATGGGATTCCTAACGTTACAATTTCAAAAAGCATTTAGAGGGTAGATTATTAATATGAGTGATTCCTTCTTAGACTTGATGGATCAGTATGGTGTAACAAAAGATGATATTCTTGCGCCTAATGTTATTGATCCTCCAAGCATAGAACAAATAGATCCTGTACCTGTAAACAGTGAGAGTGAACTTGTTGATACAGGAGCTAAATTAAAAAAGAAAGACTTGTATGAGGCTTCTAACTTAAGAACCATACGTAGGTACATGGTGTCTCGCAGAGGCATACAGTATAATGATAAAAGTGACGAAGATGTTGTAGAAGATTTTATGGATCATATGCGTAGCTTCAACACCAACATCATAAACACAGGTGGTGAAGTAAGGCACATTACAAACGCTAGTCAACAAGATAAAGCCTTAGCAGGAGATGCTTACAAGTTATACGACAGGCTAGGCAATGTGTTTGTAAATGATGGTTTCTTCGGTGCGGTAGACGGTGTGTTTGACTATATTCAAGCTGCAGCTACAGATCCTTCCAACTATATTGGTCTACTTACTGGTGGTTTAGGTAAGGCTGCATCTCTAGGTATAACACAAGGTGGTAAACAGTTAGTCAGACAAGCCGCTATAGAAGCAGGACAAAGAGCAGCCAAGTCTGGTGCAACAACACAAGGCGCTAAGAAAGCAGCAGATGAAGCAGCAGAACGTGTAGCCCAACGCATAGTAGAATCAGGTATAAAAGGTCCAGCAGCTAAGAAGTTACAAGAACGTGTAGCTCTACAAGAACAGCGTAATTTTATATATAACGCAAAGAAGAAAGCACAAAAAGAGTTCTTAGATGAAAGAGCTAAGAAAGCTGTGCGTGGTTCTTTGTTAGCTACCACAGGTATTGATGGATCACTAGCTATGTTGCACGACAACATGATACAGAATGTCATGTTAGATGTAGGCGCACAAGAAGAGTACAGCATGCTACAGACAGGATTTAGTTCTGCTCTAGGTCTTGTAGGTGGAGGCGCTCAACTTGTAGGCGGTAAACTAAAAGGCGTAAGTGGACTCAAAGACACCAAAGGTAAACTTATTGCAGGTAAACGTAAGGCAGAGCTGGAAGCCGACATCGAAGGTAAGCTTTTAGTTCCACTATCTGATAAGTCTATGAAGAAGTTTACGACTGATGTAAATAAAGCATTGGACTCTTGGGAACAAAAGTGGAAGCGTGGTGATAATATGTTTCAGGCAGGTGTCATGCCTGCAGAGTTCTTGGATACTATTATGCGTGGCGAGAATGGCAAGGGTGGCATAGCTAAGATATACTTAGATGAAGTAGGCAAACCTCTGCCTAAGAATGTGCGTGTCACAGACGTAATGACCAACACACTAAGACAAATGCCTCAAGACGAACTGCAAGCTATATCTAAGCGTATGCAACCTTTAGTTGGTTACACCCTTGGTGACACGACAGAAATAGCACAAGAGATAGGTGATTACATTGCCTCTAATGTTCGTAGAGGTATGACTTATGGTGCAGTGATGTCAGCTACACGTAGGACAGTAGATGCAGGTCTTATAGCTGGTCACAATGCTATGATTAATTTAGTTCGTAATCCACAGCTAAAAGAAAAAATGGAAGAGGAAATATTAAAGGCTACAGGGCAAACTAAACGTCCTAAGATAGGAGCTTACACACAGAGTGTGTGGCGTAGGTTGCTTATTTCCTCACCTGCCACAACAGGCTTAAACATTGCAGGTTTTTCACAGTTCTATATTGGTTCTACACTTGCTGATGTAGCGACAGGCAATATGTATATACTTGGTGGTTTAGCCACAGGTGGTAAGTTTACTAAGACAGGTTCAGAATTACTACGTAAAGGTAAAGTGTTTCATCAGATACAAGCACAAAAGATGCGTAACTTAATGGACCCATACACTACTCATGATTCTTACATGGACTTCTTATCTCAGAATAGAGACATAGAGAAAGTTTTGTTTGAGAGTGTTACTGGTGGTATTGAAAGATCAGGTAAACGTTTTGATATTAATCCTGATGCTAAGTGGTTCAAAGGCGTAGAGGCTGTAGCTAACGGTGCTAACCGTCTAACAGGTGTGCGAGTACAAGATACGTTTACTAAGTCTCAGATGTTTATGACTGAGTTAGATAAAAGAATTAGACTGAAGCATAAAGATAGAACCTTAAAAGATGTACTTAACTCAGGAGATATTGATCTAATAGATGACAGCGTAGTTGGCGGTGCTATCGACACTACGCTAAAATCTGTGTTCTCAAAAGATTACACGACAGATGATCAGCTTCTAAGAGGTGCAGCTGTAATAGCGGAAAGAATATCTAACATACCGTTGTTTGGTACAATACTTCCTTTCGGTAGATTCTTTAACAATGTAGTTGCTACCTCTTATCAATGGTCTGTAGGCGGTGGTGTGCAGCTTATGTCTGCTATAGCTAAGTCGGAAAAACGTAATGTTGAAACTTTAGAAGCTGCATCACGTAGTCTTGTAGGTATAACCGCTATAAGTTTGGCAATGAATTATGACAGAGAGAGAAGCGAGAAAGGCTTAGACGTATTTGAAATTGAAGGAACTGGCGGTGCGATCATAGATGCTCGTAACACGTTTCCTTTTTCACTGTGGTTAGCGGCTGGACGCATTGGTAGATTAATGGAAGATGGAGAGACTGTACCAAAAGAACTTATGATTAAGTTTGGTGAACAGGTAGCCGTAGGGCAACTTGCTACGGACTTACAGTTTGGTAACGATGTTACTCGAATCATTGATACTTTGGTAAATCAAGATGTAGATTTACGCCAGGCTTCATTTAAAGAAATCGGAAAGTTTGCAGGTAACTATGCTGCAGGTTTTACCAGACCTCTTGATGCAGTAAACAAACTTACTGGGTTTGTCACCGACACAGACGCAGCAAGAGATATACGCCAAGCTGAAACAGGCGGTCAGATGTTTACACAGGGTGCAACAAGATACTTTGATAACGTTATAGAAGCTATCACAGACAGAGCAGAAACAGTTTCTGGAGAAGAATTAAGGGTTGCAAGTAGACAAGGTAAGATACAGGATGCTAATCCTATGGCTCGAATCTTTGGTATCACTGTTAAACCTGCACGTACATCTACAGAACAAGCATATTCAATGGCTAACATGCAAGATTGGACAGCCAGTGAACGAACAAGTATGGCTGCTTACGATACCATCTTTAATGAAGCTATAGCTCCTGAATTAGAACGTGCCACAGATAATTTATTAAGAGACAAGAAGTTCCTTAATGCTGATCTTGTAGGTAAACGTGCTATGTTGAAGTCTATTGTATCAGAAATTAAGAAAGATCTACGTGTTGTTCTTAAGAAGTACGGAACTGATGAAACTAAACTAGGCGCAATGAGAGCTAAAGCAACAGAGCATGGTAACAAAGAGCTACGCAGCAAAGCTATGAAAACAATGAAAGAGAGATATGGATTTGAAGGTGGTGTGCGTGACATGACTATCACAGAGTTACACTATTTCATGGACTACATAGATTACTTGAAAGAGTATTACAAATAAATAGGGGCGCATTTAGCGCCCTTACTTTTTTATACCATTGAGTTTTGAACTACGTTCTGCCCACATCTGCACAGCAATTAAATGTTTTCTGGCCTCTGTGGTTTCTGTAGTGTGGTACAAATTATCTGTTATAAAATTATCCAACGATTCTACACGTTGCTTAACTCCCTCTTTAAAATTATCTTGTCTCCTAGATACAAAGTCTTTCGCTTCCTTTTCTAGGCTCATTATTTTTATACCTCCATAGGTATCTCTGTACAATAAGCTTGTGCATTAGATTCAAAAGTCGGTCTAGTTAACATAAGATTTTCTCTTATAATAGAAGCAGTTTCTTTACACTCTTTCATACTAGAAAAAATATAGTCCATAGCTTTTACCTCAGAATATCCATTCCCTGTTGAGAGTATGAATATAAGCACATACATTACTCTGTTGACTCTTCGATAGGATCGTCTGTGGTAACGTCTTTAATAATTTCTACACTTTTATCATAAACAATTACACTTGTTTCCCAAGTAGCTTTAGCTACAGGTTTAGCTATATTTTCATAGCTTCCATAAATAGTTAAAGCATACACTACGGGTACTAATAAATTAAATAACAACATAACTGACTCCTTCTATTGTTGTTTTTTAAGATCTTAACACAGTAACTAAACTATGTCTACTAGTTCAGCTTCTTGATAAGGGATGTGATAAAAGGTTTCGCCTTTTGGTATTCTATATATTGGACCCGATGCTTCCTTAATATTATTATCTACCATTTGCGAACCTTTTATTTTCCAGGCTTGAGTATAGTCTTTGTTAAAAATAAAAAAGTATAGATTGTGTATTACATTTTTATACTTCTCAACAAGCCTTCTTTTTCTACCCGGGATTCTTATCTCTTCCCAATGTGTAGGCCAATCACCATTCCACTGTGCTTTTCTTTCAGCTTCATGGAAGTAAGTTACACCATCCTTTTCTGATACAACGTCTGCGTAGTAGTTTTCTTTTGTTCTAGTAATTGTATGACCCTCTGACTCTAAATACTTAATCAAAGCTTTTTTGGAAGGGGCATCTACTTCGTCATAAACGTCTTTTCGGAATCGTCTAGTGTATACTTCCATGAAGTGTTTCCTTAAACTATATCGACTACCTCACACACTTCCCCTGAACAGGCCATTGTCTGCATAGCAATCGTATTATCCTCTTGCTCATACTCACTGAGCCTAGACCAATTAATACTATCTGGCATAATCTTGAGAAGTTTATTGTAATCGTCTTTTGTACAATCTTGATAAGGAGCTTGTTGATAAGAGTGATCTGAGTGTGGTAAAAAAGACACACCTGACATTTCATCAAAGTGTTTATAAACAAATGCGCCTACTTCCATCCATTCATCTGCACGAACTGTTATCGTTACAGAGGGCTTATGTTCACACCAGTGTCTCTGATAAACTAGCCATGTCTCCAATTGTTCAATGGCTGTCATATCGTTTCGAGTTACAGCTTTTTGTGGTGACTTCATTGGGAAACTAAATACTGTAGTGCTGTCAGGTTTCATAACACAAGGTGCGTTTGGTACACCTTGATCCTTCATCATCTGTGTTAAGGGGTCATTGTTATCTCCTCTCACAGTTCTGATGTAGTAACGTGAATGACGTGCATGTATACCTGATGCTGAGTCAACTAATTGTGATACTGTTCCGCTTGGCTTGACGCAGGTAATTGCTGCACTTGGTGCAATGCCAAGGCGGTTAGCACAGTCACTATTAGTACGAACAGCAGTTTCTCGTAAATGTTCAAGGGTCTTCTCCAATCCTTTGTTAGCTGATGTCATAAGAGGGTTATCCATAATACCTGTCAAACTTACCCCTAAGAGTCTTTCTTCTTCTGTGTTTTTTGTCCAGACTTTTCTGAGGTATGGGAATTTTGTGAACGTGCTTTGGATCGTCCCAAGTATTGTGGCGTATCTGACTTTTTTATCCAGGTCTTCAATCGTGTCCGTGGCTCGTACCACAACTTCTGTAAGATTGCAGAACTGGTAAGGACGCAGTATAATTTCACTGCAAGGATTAGTTCCGAACTCATGGTTAGGATCACGTCTTTCAAATTTAGCAGCTTGTTTTTTAGATGCTTCACGATTAAAGATACCCCTCTCGCCTGACTTACTTTCTACTAATGCCAACCACTCACGCATAAACGTTTCTGAATCTGGCTTTTCTGTATACGATACACTGTTATTAGCTAATGCCCTGTGTCCAGCTTCGTTCCACCACTGTCCTGACTTAGCGTGGCGCATTCTATCATCACTAAGGTTAGACAAACTAATCATGGCACTACGTCTAACGCCACCTACAACAACTATCTGACCAATGAAGCACATTAGATCGTGACATTCTAAACTAGAAAGCTTTCTTCCTTGAGCATCTCTGAATGTCTTAACTGTAAAGTTAAACAACTCAACCAAAGGCGCAGGTCCACTAGCTCTACCGCCAAATGTTTTTAGTCTTGCACCTGCAGGACGAACTCTAGTAACATCCCATTGTGGAATTTCACCTGCCCACAAGAGTGCCAACAATTGTCTGAACGCCTTAGCCCAGCCCTCCTTGCTGTCCTTTACCACAATGGTAGTATCACTCTCGAAGAGTTCAGGCACTTCGGGGAGCTTGCTAATAAACTGTCTCTCGACACTGAATCCGACACCAGTTCCACAAAGGAGAATATGCATAGCTTCATCAAAGGACTTTGGGTCATCTACAGGTAAGTAACTACAGTTATACATGGCAGTGTTGTCACGTTCTGCAGCAGGTCCAGCAGTCATCATGGCTCTCATGCTAGGCATAATGTCTAACGATATAATTGCTTGTTCTATTTCATTATACGTTTGTTTATCAATCTTATCACCAACTACATTTTCCATATATCTGTAGACTGTTTTAGGCCAAGACTCTCTGCCTTTACCATCAATGTATTTAGAGTATCGTGATTTGTGTATAAAACTTTGATAATCTGTTGGTAAGTAATTACTATTCATATTTTTTTCACCTCTATTTTTTTAATCACTGCGCTGTCTATGTCGTAGATTATGTCGTGAAATAATTCAGCAACAGCCTCCTCGTGCATTTCTTCAACAATAGGAAGTATGTATTCTTTTTCATCTATCTCTATTGTCATTATTATTTTGAACTTCATCTTTTATCGCCACTGCCCTTAATGGTTCCTCTCTCCATACGGCTGTGAAGTTTATCTAAATTACATCTAGCTATATATCCCATATCAAAGTTCAGATCACGGCATAAAGCTGAGATGTACCAGAGGCAGTCACCCACCTCTGCAGCTACATCTTCCCTGTCAAACTTCCCATCCCTTAACATCTTCTTTACTTTGTTGGCTACTTCACCTGCTTCACCTGCGAGTCCTAACGCAGGGTAAACTATTTTGTGTTCATCAGGATATATGGCAGTCTTACGTGCCTCTATCTGATAATCACCGAATGTCATTTCATACATATCTTTCCAAGCATTTATATCATCTGCTGTTATCATTTATGCATCTCCTTGTAACGCTCTTCTAGCCTATCAAGATACCACTTTGCTTTTCTTATATCTTCTAAGCCATTCTTATACTCATGCCGCCAAAGATACTTTAACACATTAGCAGCGTGTGGCGCTGTAGCTCCTGACATATTTTCTGTCATTGCTTCTATAGCTTCGATGCACTCTATACCACTGTGATTGTAATGCACTGGATTGTTTACTTGATCGTGATCTAAAGTTGTATCACTAGTTAATGTTATTGTGTCTATCATGCGCTCCCCTTTGTCTTTGTCCATATATCTAATGTATAAACGTTACCGTCTTTACTTACAACAGGTTTGTCTTCTTCCTCACTATGTAAACCCAGTAAATAATTTCTGTGATCCTCAACTAAATCGTATATTTCTGGATTATCTGTAGCCACATCTAAAAATGCTGACATCATTGTAGCTATACTTATAATTCTAGTCATAACTTTTTGAGGTATTTCATTGTCAGGAGAGATTACTAGCCCTACGTTTATGTCTCCACCCCACTCGTCAGGATCTTCATAATCCATAGGACTTATAACTATCGCTATTTCATCGTCTCTTAAATCATGGCCCATTAGCTTTTCCCTTTTGCTTTTAGCTTTATGCGTTTAATTTTAATTTCTTTACCTGTTTCTTTCAGCCACGCTTCAGGTATAACACGATGCGCCCACTTAAAGCTATGTTTATCACACCAATCATAATATCTAGATTTAGAACCCTTATACAGCTTTGAATTACAATTACTAAATACAAAACGTATGTCTAGCTCTGGGTGCTGCCTCTGTATTTCACGATGCTTGTACCTATCGGCAACACTAAAGATACCCTTTGCTTCAATTATAATACCATTGTCTAAGATAAAATCAGGAGTGTAAGTACGATAACGTAGATCCTCCCATTCTATCTTGAGTACTTCATATCTAACTTTTGCTTGTTTCTTTTTTAGATACGAAGCGATATTTTTTTCTAGACCACTACGGTATCTTACAGCCATTTAGGTAAATCAATAACGCTGTAGTTACCCCACCCTGTTCCATAGTCTAAAGAAAGATCAGCAAAAGCTATTTGATCTAGTGTATCATGCATACGATTTTTAGCGTTATTCAAGAGGTCTGAACTGACTACATGCATGTGTGAAACATAAGGACTGGATTTTTCACAAGCTATAAAAGAAAACTCTTTGACTTCAATACCTGCTAATTCTATTACGTATTTGTAAAACGCTGCCTGAATATCGTATGCATATTTAAAACACTCTTTAGAAAAACCTGCAGGAGAAGCGTCTATAGTTGTCTTAACGTCATAGACTGCACCCTCTTTGGTTATCATGAGGTCAGGTCTTGTCTTTAACTCTAGTCCTGATCTAGGACATCTTTCAAAAATACTAACTTCGTTAACTCTATCTTTGTGTCTGAGTGCTTTACCACATTTGTTATTTTCTAAAGCAGACTTAGCCATCTTGTGTGCCATGTAGTATTCTACTTCAGTAAGAAGAATCTGATCTTCCTGTAGTTCTTTTTCTAGCTCTTTAAAGGATTTAGATGTTTTAGTTTTTGGACCCTTTACAACTAAGTCCTTATCTTCTTCTAAGAGTAATGCATGAACTGCACTACCTAAATTAAAAGCTGAGGATTGTTTTTGCTTTTGTCCTCTCCAATGTGCTAGTGATTTTTTATATACTGTCTTGACTGCCGAAGAGGAGATACCACTCATTGAATGATACCTCGTATTCGATAAGTCTTTGATTATGCCCATTAATCTTCTTCTTCGACATTTACAAATTCAGCAACTAGTGCAGCTTCCTCTTCAGTTACTGAGTCTTTATTTTTTTCTTCCCACTGATCTAAAATCTGTGCGTTTTCATTCGTAATGTACTCTAAGAAGTTACTTAGTATTTCCTGATCAGTATGATCAAGCTCAACCCTTTCTTTAGCATCAAACGTCATAACGTAATAAGTTTCTCCACCTGGCTCTGCCCCAAAGGTAAGAGTGTGTTGTATGGGCAGGATGTTTTTTCTTGATAAAGCGTTTACCGCAAGATCAAGACGTTTAATACTTGAAGGTGCAATCTCCATAAAGAAAGCGACAGGATCTTTGATGGCGTCTATTTTATTTCCTTGCTCATCAACAACCTCTGAGGCGGTCAATATACCAAAGATAATTTTCTTTCTTTTAATGTTTCTAATTATTTCTTTAGTTTTTTCAGGAACAGAATCCCAATCTTTAATGTAGCCTGATGGTCTACCTAAATTAAATGTACCCATGTTATCTTTAAGGTCACCCTTGAGGTCTGTAGCCATGACGCTCTTCATCATGAAGTCTTCATCACTATTCCATTTTTTGTATTGCTGTCGAATAGCAAAGATCCTTACTGTAGGATTTGATAAAAATATTTCTTCGTCATTTTGCGTAAGGACATAAGAACCTGCAGAAACCACTTCCGTTTTCATAGCCTTACCGTCAACTTCGATCTCACCCATGATACCTTTGTGCATCAAGTTAAGTCTAGCTAAGTTCGATGTTCGTCTTTCTACTCCGTCAGAATTTGTTACGCCTACCGCTTCTGCGAGAGACATGCCCAGATCTTTTTGCATTGCTAATTCTGTACTCATTTTTTTCACTTCCTTCAAAGTTAAAGATGGTTAGTTATACTCTAAACGTCTATTGTGTCAAGCCAATTATCTCCTATCTTGGCTTCAAGTAAGAGAGGCACATTCATTTCTATATCGTATGCGTCTTTTATGACACAGTTTAGATTCTTGTTTATAATCTCAACGATAGTCAAGACTTTACGTACTTCGTCAGGGTGCACATCTATTACCATAGAGTCATGCACTGTATTGACTAAGCATGATTGTAGAGGTTCAAGCAATCGCTCAAACTCTAGTAGTACTACAGGAACAATATCACCTGTAGCAAATCCTTGTACTGGGTAATTCTTTATCATAGTAAAGTGTGACACACTACCATTACTCCTTCGAGTCACTTCAGGGAATGCGTATTGTCTACCACTCACATTAGTAATTTTTAGAAACCTCACGGCTTCATCACCTAGATTCTTATGCCACTTGGCTACACCTTTATACTTATCAGTAAAGTGTTGGTAGTAAGCAGCTACAGCTTTAGTTCTACCGTAACCTGTAGCGCCAAAGAGAGGGGCAAAGGTATGCTCCTTTGCTGCCTGACGCTCTGTAGGCTGTCCTGCATTGCTTATTACCTGTGCCGTGTAGGAATGCACATCAAATCCTGTTTCTATCTCCTGCATGGCTGTGCTGTCTTGTGAAAGAAATGCAGCAACTCTGAACTCCAACTGGGCAAAGTCACATTCCATGATCTGACCACCTTCCCAACGTGATATAAACACACGCTTTACTGGAAATGTTCCTCCTCTAGGCATGTTTTGCATGTTGGGATTTCTTCCAGAAAATCTACCTGTACTGGTGATGTGCTGGGTAAGGCTGACGTGTAAGATTCCGTTAGGTTTGGTGTGTATTTCGATACCATCCACGAAACTGCTAAGGTAACTGCTGATAGCAGACAAACGCTTAAGATCAGTAAGAAAGCTAAGAGCAAGCTGCATATTGTTATTCGTAGCGGTAGTAATAAGACTTTCCAAATTACCTTTACTAGTACTGAATCCATTTGCGCTTATCCAATTTTTGTTTGGTGCAGAAAAACACAACCCTGCTACTTGTTTTGTTTCTTTTAATTGATAGCCTCGGGTTTCACAGTCTTTACATTTGTTTGCTTTTTTGTAAGGCGTACCGTCTTTTCTTTTCTTGTGCACATACCCACGTCCACCGCATGTTGCACAGGTAAAAGCTCTAGTCTTTTTAATGATAGAACTATTTGCTTCAACTGCTTCTTTGAACTCTTGTTTTGTATTCGTGTATTCAAACAGATCAGCCCATTCTTTTTTGTTGTGCACACGTCTACTAAATATAACTTGAGATGCTTGTTCTGGACTGTTGAGATTGATAGGTGTGTCACCCATAAGATCACGAGTCTTGCGCTGCAGCCTGTCTTCTATCTCAGCTTTCTCTTTCTCAAACTCTATTCGGACTTGCTGAAGGGCGGTTCTGTCCACACGGATTCCTGACATATACATTCTGGTGAGGGCTTTACAGGTGCGGAAGGTAATGTCTTTAACTCTATGTAAGGACTCTGATTCTGGCTTTGCGTAGTCTTGTTCCAAGGCAAGGAACAACTCACGAGTAATGTCGAGGTCACTCCTAAGATAAAAAAGAAGCTCTTGTAAAGGTATCTCATTGGTGTTGTATCCTTTCTTGTAATACTCTTTGAGAGTGTCTTGCTTCTGGTAGTTTAGATTCCTACGTTCAGCACAAGCCTCAAGACTTATAGGTTCTTTCTTGCCACGTTGTAATAGATACTCAGCTAACATCGTATCATAGATGTCACCGTCATACTTGAAACCCGACTCCCACAACCACATCAAGTCATGCTGTGCGTTATGCATAATTAATAAGGTTGTTTTATCTAGTATATCTTGAATGCTTTTTGTTTTAGAACCTCCAACATCTTGTGACTCTTTATGATTAAGCGTAAACAAATATGTCTCGTTTACTCTGTCTACATTTTGTACACCCACCTGTACAAGTTCAAGACCAGGTTCAAACGGATCAAGAATGTTTTTCTTTTCTCTTTTAGTTATCGTATTTTCTACGTCAAGTACAAGTCTCATGCTAGGAACGTGCTTCTTTCTATGTCTAGCTCACAATGTATAGTGCCATGCCAGCCACCCCTAAGTTTATTCTTTGCAATGTTTAAGTGGCGTTGACGTGTTTCTTCTTCACTCATACCTTCTACTACTTTGTTCTGCGATAAAAGTATCATCAAGTCAGCCTCTGCTGCTTTACCAGTACGGCTACCCTCTAGCATAGATTGATCTGGATGCACTAAACCTTCTGCTACTGCACTCAATTGAGACATCCATATAACAGCACACTTATACTGCTTTGCTATGTTACGTGCGTGTATTGCAGCCTCTTTTAAATATAAATCGGATCGTTCACCTTTACCTGATGAAAACTTGTCACCCATATCTAGCACAAGAATGTCTGGTTTAGATTGTTTTACAACAGCCTCAACCCAATCCATATTTTTACCTGAGCTTTCTTTAATAAAAATATTCTCGTCCACAGGTTTATATCTCAGTGTAGCTAAAGCCCTATTTGCATACACCTCTTCTACGCTCATGTTTGTAGCTGCACATATATACCTTAAACATACACGTTCATATCCTTCTTCGTTCAGTAAGATAATACATTTAGCCCCTTGCTCCACAAAACCTTTTTCGGATGCAATTATACTAGCATGAAAACTTGTTTTACCTGTGTTAGGTCTTGCACCCACAACGATAAAGTGACCAGGGCTAATGCCTTTAACTCTTCGTGCTAATGACGGTATGTTAAATTTCCATTTAGACTGTTGGTCATTAAGTTTTAATACTGTTTCTAAAGATGTATCATCCCAATCAATAGAAATCTTAGGCAGAAAATTATCTTCATAATCATTTAGTATACTTCGTAAAGGCTCTAATCCAGTCCTTGAACCGTTGACATAATCAAACCCTACATTGGCAATCTCTTCGCCTATCGTTTGTTGAAATAGTTTTGACAGAACATCTGTCGCTATCTCTTTATTCAAAGGTTTTTCTTTGGCTATTTTGCTGAATAGATCACGATATAGTTCTCTGTTTGCTGTAGTCATACTCCTGTTGTTAGACTCAAACAATGCCTGTAGTTCCACAGGAGTAAGGTTCTTGTCGTACGTATCCATAGCGTAGTCTAGTGTTTGCTTGATCTTACGTACTTCTTTTGTAAATATTTTATCGGGGCAGCGTATACCTTTGTGATTATTGTAGAACTCTTTGTCCAGCATAGTGTGGATCAATGCTAGTTCCATCATACTTGTCTCCTCTTAAGCAGTCTAGGAATATGTTGCTGCTATTTTCTTTTGTTGCGCTCTGTCTTGAAGCTCCTTCTGCACGTATGCGTAGTCTTCTTCTATCTTCTTTTTAGGAAGACCATTTGTAATACGCATGAAGAACTCTAACCTGTTAAGCTCCTCTTCTAGTTTGTCTGTCCTCTTACCCATAACTAGAGTCTCCTTTTTTATTATTGTAAACCTCATTTAATTGTTTATCGAACTCTTTATCTGCTTTGTATCTATTGCAAGCTTCCAATACTTCATCAACAGTCAGATCAACATACACCTTACCTAAAGGTACACGCTCGTCTATTATTGCTGTCTTTATCATCGATCCCTCCTTATCAAAACATCGGATTCATTAGGTCAAATCTTTCGTACCAACTGCTACCCTCTAAGGCTAACCACATCAGCACAGGCACACCTAGTATAAAAATTATACAAACCAGGAATGCCCAACCTAAACCTTTTGTTGTACAATACTGTTCAGGCATGCTTTACTTTGTACTTCTTGGGGAAGTTTTCCATGTTCATTCCCCTGCTGACTTGCTCTGCAGCCCACGAGTAATCCACATTAAAATGTCTAGCTGCGTCAGCTATACTCTTGAAGTCCTTACCGTGTAAACGACAAGCCTTACCTCTTTGCTTGACTGTTGGCTCTACTTTAATACGGATATGTACTGGTACGTTCTTTGGTTGCATTACTTCTCTCCTATGTTTCTGGGTGCATAAACTTCACCGTTGTATTGGCTACCTGTTTCAGTATCTGTTCCGAAGTTAAAATAAGCTAGTATAACTAGCAGTGCCATTATCCAGTAGAAGGTAACCTTAACCCACTTGATGAATGCCTCGTATGTTTGCTTTGCTTCTAGCTCTGCTGCGTACTTTGGTTCTACACCCTTCATTAAACTATCTCCTCTAGTTTCTTAATATCAGAACTTACTTTGTACTTGATGTCATCGTCAAGTCTTAAAGCTATTGTTTCTAATCCAGTGAAAGCTTCTATCTCCTTTTTATATTGCAGTGTCTTTTGTGCAGCGTCTGGATCTAAGGCCACTATAACTTTGTGAAAGCTATCTAAGTGTTGCATATCTGCCACACCAAAAGATGTACCAAGTATTGCTAAACCTGTTACGCCTGGAAACTCTTGGGCTGCAACCGTAGCACTAATAACATCTTCAACTATTATCACCACACCATTAGGTTTACCGATAGCACGAGTAAACACTGTAGGTGTTCTGTCATATCGTAACCACTTAACTTGTCCTGCGTAGGAAGTACATCTACCTGTAGCTCCTACCAGTCTACCTCTTTCATGGATAGGAAATACTACACGTTCATCCCTTACATCGTACATCAAGTCCTCCCCTTCTAGACCCCACCTACTTACAAAGCGTGTGAAATTCTTGTGCTCTGCTGTGGGCTTGACTACATACTCAGGCCAAGTGAATAACTCGTGTTCCGACTCAGGCTCTTCATACTGATTAAGTCTACGTTGTATTTCTTGTGCTGTCATACCTGAAGACACTACACCTTTAACTCTGCAATCAAGCTTGTAACAATTGTAAAGCATAGCACTGCCATCTCGTGTAGCAGTGAATGTGTTCTTACCTCTACACACAGGGCAGTCACCCCTATGTCTATAATCTTCTTTTAAATCAAGGGTTTCTAGATAGCTTCTAATGTTGTTCATTTTTGCTCCTGCGCTTATTAAGTGCATTACTTGCCCCACTAAATGTGTTGACTAGGTATGGCTTAACTGAATCAGGATTCACATGACCTGTCACTTGCATCAACTCAAGAGTCTCAACACCTGCCTCTACCATCTCAGTGATTGCAGTCCTGCGTAGATCCATAGCTGTCAATTTCTTTGGTAGTCGTGCAGCTTCTTTGACTTCGTTGATAGCATCATCGATGTGGTCAACTGCGTAAGGTACGTATGCTCCTGCTACTGGTGTAGTCTTTGGTGCTACGTAGTCTTGGAATCCAAAGTCTTGGCTTTGTTTCTTAAGCATAGAAAGCAGGTCATCAGGTATAGGTAGATGTACATCAGCACCACGTTTACTTTGTGTTAAATCAACACGTTGTTCGTTGAAGTTAATGTTATCCCAAGTCAAGGTACGCATGTCTCCAACACGCTGCGCCCACTCGTAAGCCATGTGCACGATCAACCCAATGCTGCGCCACTTAAAGTTACCGTATGCTGTGTCAAGAAAAGACACTACTTGGTCACGAGTCCATTTGACTTTTCGTGGCTTAGTGTTCTTCGTCTTGATCAAACGCACTGGATCATTATCCATTACATCTAACCTCATGCTGCACTTCCATGCCTTAGATAGAACAGCCTTACGATAATTAGCTGTACGCACACCTGACACAAGCCATTGCTCGTAAGCCTGGTTAGTGTGTCTAGATTTAATACTACGCACTGTGTAGTTACGTAGCAGCTTACCTTCTACTTTAGTATTGAGTACAACATCCAAATGTTTAGCGTAGTCTTTCTGAGACTTTGCACTTAGATTAAGGAAGTCATTACTGTGTAAATAAAAATCTACAATGACTTCTAGCTTAGATGTATTCTTTGGTATCTCTCTCATTTTCTCCTCATTTTTATTTTAATCCAACACAACCAAGATTCAAGACAATGGCCTTCTCCCATAATCGAATCTATAATGTGTACGATGTTACTCTTTCCCTCCCTTTTCCACTGGTGGTTTCTTGCGCTCAACGTTTGATTGTTTTGACCTCCTAGAATTACGTTTAACAATATGCTCACTGCTATCATTATCCGCTTTAGGTAGATGCCCAAGTCTGTCAGTAATGTCATCATGTGGATCATCTTTCGGGTCAACTTCATCATCATGTGTCATCTTCTTTTATTTCTTCCATCGTTGTTACCTTTGTATGTGTCATACACGAACCACACAAATGCGAGTAGATAAACTACGATTATAAGTATCGGTATTTTATACATTAAAACACTGCTTTTACACGTTAATATAAGGGTGAGTATTCATAGTGTACTCTATACCCATCTCGTAGTCAGGACTTGCAGAATATAGCTCTGCTAGTGCATCCACTGTAACCCTTACATTATTGTGGAACATACCTGACTTATCCTGATAGTCATCAAAGTCATTGTTTACAGGTATGACTGTAAGTATTTCTTTCCAGTGTTTCCATCTGTGATCCTCTGGCTTATCATCAGGGTTTAAACACTTACGATGTCTTTCGTATACGTAGATAACTGCATCATGATAGTCACCTACTTTTACTTTGTATGTTTTGTCTTCTAACATTATTTGCTTCCTCTCTTCTTAGCAAAGTCCTCTACTATTCTTTTGTTTCTGCATATAACTAAGACGTATCCATCCTTATCATACGCAACCCATTTCTTTTTGCGTTTCATAACGATTAATTTATTCTTAGCTCTAGGCATGCTAGTGTCTCACTGTTGTTTGATACTAACACAGCAGCCTCACTCATTGCTGCAGTACACTC